AATCAGGAGAGGCAGAACGCGAGTGCAAACGGTTGATGCGACTATGGATGGAAGTGGCTTAATCAGTTAAGTGGTAATTTTTCGTCCTGAGCACTTTTCCAAATTTTCGGCCTGAGCATGTTTTGGAAATTGGGCCTGTCTGGTTTTTCGGCCTGAGCACTTTTACTTTTTATGGCGTCTCACAGCATAGTAGTATTTTAGCGCGGCCAGGCGCTGTGATTCAGCGTAGTTCTCGCGCGCGACATCATCATTCGCATGATTCTGTTTCATACGTCTGTATAGATCAGCGTAAAAATTGGTGTTGACGGATTTTTGTTCTTTCCGTGCGTCCCTATGTCGCTGAGCCACCCACAGATCACGACACTCGGTAGAGCATAGTCGTTTTATCGTTTTACCGTCCGTGACTGGGCCACCGCATACCCAGCAGCCGCCGCGATAGCAGATATCACAGCAGCCATGGGATTTTTTAGCGCTAGTAATGCGCACACGCGGCAGTTCAACCGTTCTGCCGCAGCGCTCGCACAGGCACTGCCAAAAACTCGACTGCTGGCCAGCGTATAATCCACCACGCGAATAAGCCGTAACAACTAAACTGCCACGGCGGTACCCGATTAGATCATCTGTTTTGCTCATAGCCCGTGTTTATATGCCAGCAGTTTCATGCCTGTGCGGGTTGGGTGATAGTTTGCGGAGTAACCGCTAAAAACCAAGACGTTCTACAGTTGCCAACAGCTCCGCATAACTCGCATTTTTCACTTTATCATAGAGTGATTTCGCGGCGCTATTGCCATCGATATAATCATCAGAATCTATGATCTCATGCGCCAAATGCTCGATAAACGATGGTTCGATAAAAGAGCCAGAAAGCACATTTAACAGCACCTGTTTTTCATCAGGGTCAAGATGGATTCCTGCTTGGAGCTGTAGATACTCATAACGATCCCAAATTTGATTCAAGCGCTCGGTTGTCCCCTCTTTACGTGCTTCCAGATCGGCGCGCAACTTGGGGCTTGGGGTAAAACTCGGATTACGGGGTAATTTTGACATAGATACTCCAAAGCCCCGCGAAGCAGGGCTTAGATAGACGGATTAATATTCTTGTGACTCTGTACGCATGTAAGCGCGATACCAACTGCGACACTGCGCCTTAAAGCTTTCTTCTGAGGTGGCGTATAGAGTGCTTCCCATTGAGTGACCACCATGACAAATTTGTGATCCGTTTGTACCAACCATTTTGTTGCCGCTTGGAGTGCGGCGCTCAGGAAATTCGCGGTAGATATAACCACGGTCGCCGTTCATCCAAAAGTGAAAAACTTCGCCAGTTTTACGAGAAGTGATAGTTAGATTTGCCATGATATTTTTCCTTTGCCTCACTCGCTTATGTGCGCTTCGGCTCACCGATGGTTAATGCCCTGTGCGTTAACCTTTGAATATAGTGTATGACACATGTCATACACTGTCGAGTGTTTTATAAAAAATCTTTCACGGAAAACGAAAACGCCCCGTAGGGCGTTTTAACTATGCCTTTTTTGGCCTACCTCTTGTGTGTTTTGGATAGCCAGTGACATTAAGAGTCTTTCGATAATTATAAACAGCCTGAATACTTCGCCCTGTAAGTTCAGCAACTTCCCTGTTCGTAAGAGTGGCATTTTTTAAGTGGTTTAGCTCAGCCTCAGTTAATGGCTTTATCTTTTTTAGTCCAAGCTCACCGAGTCTTGTTGCTATCGCGCTATGACTACGCCCTAAAAGCAATGCGATTTCGGCAGTGGTCATCGTGGGGTGGTACTTGCGCAGTAGCTCGTCATCGTCACCAGACCAAGAGCGGCGGTGTTTTGGCTTCGCTCTTGCGTACTCAGTGACCGCCAGCCAAATATGGTGCCGCACATCAACGGGCAACGGGTTTTCGGAGTTTGGGGCGCACCATGTCATTACGGCCGATTCACTACGATAAATGAGCTTGGCAAGCTCGGCGTAAGTGCCTTTCTCGCCCCACTTTTTAAGCTCAGTAAGGGCGGATTTAGCAAACTCATTTGCAGTTAGTTTTTGGGCTTCATCCCATGTTTTCGGGAACAATTGTTTATAGTTCATGTTTTTCTTCCAACAGCTTCATGCCTGATCGTAAAATCTCCGCATTAGTGCCATAAATTTGCAGCAGTTTGTCGCGTAGTTCTGCTGACTCTGCATCTAAAAAGACGAGGGGAAACGCTGGTTTATTGCGGCGCTTTTCGTTCTGACGGATATTCGCTGCTTGTTGTGGTGTTTTAGTCATTGTTACTTTCAACCAATCTTAATTCAGATTCACGGCCAAACATTGGCACTATATAAACTGTACCCTGTTCATCTACATCTTCACATCCATCATAACCCATCTTTACAGCGCATTCTCCGCGCTTCCCTTGTAGCCACCAGGACAGGTCCGCATTGCAGCAATCTAGTTTCCATGGGTTTTCTGATGCATCAAGTAGTCCGCGAGCTGTTTCGATATCAACATTAAACATGTCTGCGATTTCATCTGCGATTTCATCATCATCAAGCTGTGATGCTCGAATGCAGTCAAAGTCAGCTTCGTAAATGAATGTTGATACAGGACTCATTTGATATATGTCATCAGAGAAAAATAAACAGTCTGCAGCAATACCAAATTTGTTTATGCTGCCAATTTCAATTTTGTTTGGGCTGGTGTGGAACATTTTCTTATCTCCTACTTGAAACATATCACGCTTAACTCATGCATTAAATATAGTATATACTATATTATGAAGCAAGCGATATTTTTATAAAAACACAAATATTTTTGATGTGTGTCACATAACAGACGGCTAGACTGCCATTGACTAATAAAAATAAGTTGTTGACACAAAACCTCTACAGTGATTGAATATTTCTATGGTGGGATAAAACCCATCAGACATAGAAAACCGCCTTAATTGAGCGGTTTTTTCGTTTTCAGGCCTCAGCATTAGCTGGGGCTTTTCCGTTTAAGTGGATAGCAAATGCGCAGACTAACAATCGGCGGACTCAGTCTGTCAGCCGCTGGGTTCATCGCACTGGTTGTCTCTGAGGGGTGGATTGATGTTGCTCGGCCCCCAGTTCAGGGGGACAGGCCAACGGCTGGGTTCGGCTCCACTTATCACATTGACGGAACGCCAGTGAAGATGGGCGACACGATGACGCCAGTTCAGGCATTGCAAACCGCGCAAGCCCATATCTCAAAAGACGAACATCGGTTCCGCGATTCACTGCCTGGTGTAGAGATGACGCAGGCGGAATACGACAACTACATCGACTGGGTTTATCAATACGGCATTGGCAGGTGGATTAACTCACCTATGCGTAAATCGCTGGTATCTGGTGACCATGTCGCTGCGTGTAATGCTCTGCTGTTGCCGCAATATCAGACGGTCGCTGGCTATGACTGCTCGACACCAGGCAACAAGCGCTGTTATGGCGTTTATACCCGCAACTTAAAACGCCACCAAACGTGCCTTGATGCACAGGAGAAAACCGATGATTGAATTTTTAAAAGGTAAGGCCACGGCGCTGCTAGGTATTGCGCTGCTTGTAATGCTTGGAATGTTCCTGATGGTTAAGTCTGACCTTTCAACGACTACCACCGCATTGACTAACGCAAATAGTGAAAAGCAGGTGCTACAGACAGACTCTGACAGATTGGCAAGCGAAGTCACCGAATTATCAAAGCAGGTTGCTTATGCCAACGCAGAACGTGACCGGCTGGCAACCGCATTGAAATCGACGGAGCAAAGCAAACAGCAATTGTCTGAGCAGTATGCAGTACTTGATAAACGGATGACGGTGATGCTTCAGGAGGCTACCGATGAACATACGCAAAATTGGCGTAATGATTACGTGCCTGATGATGCTGTTAAGCTGCTCGTCTCAGCCGCCGATTGTGCGCAATATCCCGACTCCGCAGACTGTTTACGTACTGACGCCGGAAGCATTTATAACGCGGTGCCACGTTACACGTCTGGATCCGCAGGTAATCCAGTGCCTACAGCAAAGCTCAGGCAGATGTCTTTCAAACCCGGCAATGTTGTCGCTGATAACCAGTCTTTACGCCGATCTTGGCAGATGTAATCTAGATTGGAAGGCGCTAGAGCAGTGGCAGTCGGAAAAAGAAGCTGAGTTAAAGCAACATTGAACACTGGCCACCACCGGAGGCCGCAACTATGAGAATAGTCGAGAGAATACGCATGGACAGAACAACATCGGCGGTTAGCTATACAGCCTCAGGGATTAGTTTCTTCGGTGGACTCATGACATTAAATGACCTGGCACTGATAGTAGGTATTTTCTGCGCCATTGCTACGCTGTTAATCAACAAGTGGTATCAGAAGCGCGAAGATACAAGGAAAGCTAAGTTCATGGAAGAGCAAAGAATCAGGGAAAAGGCTCAGGAAGAGAGAGAAAAAGAACTTCATGCTGCACGGATGAAACAACTTAATAATGGAAATTAGCCGGGGCAACGCTGGGAAGCGTGGCTGCAGGATGCACCCGGCACCTATTTTTATCAACAGGTAATCAGATGAATCGACCAACGCCACCACAATCACTGCTGGATGCCGAGGCCATTCTGTTTCCTGTTGTGGCGCCAGCACCAGAGCTGAAGGCGTGGGTTCACGAAACCTTTCTTGCTGAAACTGGCGAGCTGCACAATCCACAGCACGGACATTTGATTGATTCTGATGTCGAATTTATGTGGGCGTCAACGGCGTTTGAAAAGAAAGGCCGTGTGGTTTTAGGCCAATGCGAACAAGTGATGTTACGTGCTGGTGGCTGGCAGAAAGTCAGACTAGAGCAGCAATATCGCGACTGGTTCGGTCGCGTTCCGAAATTCCTTATCACTATAGCAGCGGATTACAGCTCCGAGTGCTCAGATACCGACTTCTGCGCTCTGGTTGAACATGAGTTGTATCACATCGCGCAGGCCGTTGATGCAGACGGAGAACTGAAATTTAGCGATGAAGGCATGCCAGTGCTGACAATGCGCGGACACGATGTTGAGGAATTTACCGACATTGTGCGCCGCTATGGCGCCAGCGCAGACGTTGCAGAAATGGTCGCGGCGGCAAATCAACAGCCAACAGTGGCTAAATCGAATATCGCGCGAGCGTGTGGAACCTGCATCCGCGCCGTAGCGTAGGAAAGGCAGGACGATGAAAAGAGCGCTACCGCCAGAAGTTAAAGTGTTCATCGTCCAGTGCGTGGCCTGTTATGACACGCCAGCAATGGTTGTGAGAAAAGTCAAAGAAGAGTTCGGACTCGACATGATACGTCAGCATGTCGAGCAGTACGATCCCACTAAGAAGATGGGGAAGAACCTATCAAAGCGGCTGTGCGACCTATTCTATGCCACCCGCAAGCGCTTTAACGAAGATATCACCGATATTGCCATTGCCAACAAAGCATATCGGCTGCGCGTTCTGGACAGAATGGCGGCTGACACAGAGGGCCGTAAGAACTACAAAATGACGGCGGCGTTTTTGGAGCAGGCAGCAAAAGAGGTTGGTGATGTCTACTTGCGAGAAAAGCCGCAGGCTGGTGGCAATGACGTTGCAGAGGCTCTATCAGCACTGATTGATAAGTTGCCGGGGTAGCAATGACGGCATTAACGACTGGCAATCTACTGCTAGATAGACAACTGGCGCGGTGGTACAAGCTAAAAGACCATCCTGTGCAATTGGCTCTAATTAAGGCTGTTCATGATGGCGTTAGGTTTCCACTGGTTCCAGCTGGTCGCCGCAGTGGCAAGACTGAGCGATTCAAGCGTTTTTTGGTTAAGCAGGCCAACGCTGTAGTTGGGCAGTATTTCGCGGCAGCTCCAACGCACGACCAAGCTAAAAAGATTTATTGGAATGACCTGAAAGCTTTCACACTTTCAAGCATTCATCCCAAGCGCCCGTCAGAGTCAGACAGGATTATCTACCTGCCAAACGGCAGCGAAATCCACGTTTTTGGACTTGATAAACCGCAGCGTATTGAGGGTATACCGTGGAAAGGCGGTGGCATCGACGAGTTTGCCGACATCAAAGCCGATGCGTGGGAAGCCAACATTTTGCCAGCGCTGAATACAGTAAATCCGTTAGACCCTGATTACCGCGCTTGGTGTTGGCTTCTCGGCGTTCCTGATGGCCTTAACCACTATTACGACTTATGCCAAAAAGCTGAAACAGGCGAAGACAGCAATTTTAAAGTATTTCACTGGATGTCAGCCGAGATTTTGCCACCTGACGTAATCAAAGCTATGAAAATGGCGATGTCTGCTAAGCAATTCAGGCAGGAATTTGAAGCCAGCTTTGAAACTGCCAGCGGCAGGATTTACGAAGACTACAGCAAGGCTAATCACACGACTGAGCGCATTCAGCCGCATGAGCAATTGCTATGGATGCACGACCAGAACTTTACGCCGCTTTCATCTGCGATTGGCGTAAGGCGTAACGATGGAAAAGACCTGTATTTGCTTGATGAAATCGTGCTGATAAGCGCTGTCTCTGCGCAGTCTGCAATGGAATTTGTCGAGAAGTTCAAATCGCACCAAAACAAAACAGTGATGCTGTACGGTGACCCCGCTGGCCGCGCAGGGGAAAAGCACGGCCACGCATCTGACTACACCGACATTAAGCGGATCTTGACTGCTGCTGGTTGGAAAGTTGTTGACCGAGTGCAGAAAAGCCACCCGGCTATCAAAGACCGTCAAAACGCCGTCAGGGCCAAGATTAAAACCGCTGCTGGAACAACAAGCCTCTATGTTAATCCGGTCACTGCACCATGGTGTGACAAGGGGCTGGCAACTGTTCAGCTAAAAAAAGGCTCTACTTTTCAGGAAGAGCAAAAGGACAACGATTATCAGCACATTACGACAGCGATCGGCTACTGCGTTGCTGTCGAGTGGCCTATTGACAGAAAAGCTGTCGGTACTCTGCAAATACGGGGTTTATGATGCCAGTTAACACGCTCCATCCGCGATATAGTGAAATGCAGGCTGATTGGGAAGTCATGCTGGAAGCAATTGGCGGTGAGCATATTGTTAAAGCTAACGAGTTGCGTCTGCCAAAAACTGAGGGCATGAAAGAAGCCGAAAAGCTGAGCCAAGACAACTCATACATCTATAAAAGCTACGTTCAGCGCGCAGAATACCCGCACTGGGTGAAAGACGGGCTCAGAACGATGATGGGGTTAGTCACTCGGCTGGTGCCAGAAATTGAACTGCCAGCACGTCTTGAACATATGCGCAACAATGCCACGGCTGACGGTTTTGGACTGACACAGTTATTCCAGCGCACAGTTGCAGCTGGTTTGGTATGTGGCCGCAGTGAATTACTGGCTGATGTTGACGCTAAAGGCTTACCATTTATTGCCGTATACGGTGCGCTTGATGCCATTAACTGGAAAGAGTCATCCGTGGATGGCCGTAAAGATTTGACGCTTACGGTACTGCAGGAGCTAAAGAGCAAAGACATTGACGAATTCAGTCACGATTCCGAAATTGTTTATCGCATCCTCGATTTAGAAGAGGGGCTATACCGGGTGCGGGTGGTAAATTCCGCTGGTGCAGATATTGAAGAGCCAAAGATACCAGGCAGCTATAATGCAGACGGATCTCTGGCAAGAGGCCTTGAATATATCCCGATTGTGTTTGCTGGATCTACCGATAATGCCCCAGATCCAGATGAAATCCCGCTGCTGTCGATGGCAAAGGCCGCTCTTAAATATTACGAGCTGTCAGCCGACTATTACCAGTCGCTACACCGAACAGCTCACCCGCAGCCGTGGGTATCTGGATTAAGTGAAGACCAGAACATGCGCGTTACCGGTCCGTCTGCTGCTTGGGCACTTCCAGCTGATGCACAATGTGGTTATCTGGAAATCACCGGTGCTGGTATCGATAAAATCAAGGCGGCAATGGATGCACAGAAAACATCTGCTCTGGAGTCTGGAGCCCGTGTAATTGATGTTCAAGGCGTGGAATCTGGAGACGCCCGCCGCGCCAGACAGGATGACCAGCAGGCCACTCTGCATACGGTAGTAATGAACTCAGCCGAGGCAGTAGAGCAGGCGCTTAGATTCGCGGCAAACTTCATTGGCATTGATGAAAAAGAGGTTAAGTTCACTGTTAAACCTGACTTTGTTGTCGCCAACGTAGATCCGCAGATGGCATCCCAGTTATTGCAAGCAGTGATGGCCGGAAAGGTCAGCAACGAATCCTACTGGACGTACATCTCAACTGGGAAACTGCCTGAACGCGGGTGGGATGATGAATTTCTGATGATTGAAAACCCAAGCGGTGTTTAATGTCAGCCAATAGTGAAGTTATCGCCGCACAGAATGCGATTGCAGCGGCCATATCTCAGCACGTCAGCTATCAGTACCGGGCATCAACTGCCGTTGTTAACAGCCTAAGCGATGAAATTGACGAACTGGCAGAGAAACTGGCAAAGGACTTGCTGCACCGGCTGGACAATATCAGCCAGACAGAAATGCAGAATTTCCTTGTCGGTCGATATAACACTACGCGGCTGCAAGGTCTACGAGACCAGATTGATGAATACGCCACTGGTCTAGCCGCTGCGCTGTCATCCCATTGGACTGATACTGCGATTGTGCTGGCAGGGTATGAAGCTACCTATATTGCTGAATTGCTGGGTAAAGTCATTAGCGACTTACCATCAATAAAATTCACAGATAAAAAAGTGTATCGCGCTGCGATGGACACGCCGTTATCTGGCGGTGCTCCTTACGGCGGTCGGTTAGTCGATACGTTGCTACATGATTTTTCAGAGCCAAAACGGCAGGCGATTTATGCCGCAATACGCGCCGGTGTGGTTGCCGGTGACACTAACAGCGATATCGTAAAAACCATTCGCGGCACCAAAGCGCTGAATTATCAGGATGGGCTGGTTTATCAGGCCAAGATTGATGCGGAAAGGCTGGTGAGAACGGCACGCAGCCATATCAGTAACCAGTCGTATAGCTACATCTATGATGAACTTGGCGTTGAATACGTCATTGATGTGGCTACGCTGGATGGAAGGACCTCAAAATACTGTGCAAGTATCGATGGCCGAAAACATGAAGCTGATAAGCCTCACCCTGTGCCGCCATACCATCCTCATTGTAGGACAGTGCAAATACCAGCGCTAGACGGTAATTTCGTTGGCAACCGCCCATATGTCCGCGCTCTTAAAGTTAAAGGCCGTGATGGTGAACGTACGTTCCGTAGCGTTGGCAACATGACAAAGAACCAGCGCGAGAAAGCTGGGCTTGAAGTAGGACAGGTATCAGGAACAACGGATTATTCCAAGTGGTTTGCTAACCAAGACGCCGAGTTCAAGCGTGAGTGGCTTGGGCCAACACGATACAAGCTATATACCGAGGGGAAATACCCTCTTAGCAAATTCGCGGATCCGCTTACAGGCCGGCAGTACTCAATTGATGAGCTGAGAA